ATTTCAGCTTTTATGTTCCTGGTTATCGTTTTATGCCCTCATACAAAATGCGTATGTGGGATGGAAAAATAAGACTCTTTAATCAGATGAACTATACTCTTTATGTGGGTCTGTTGCCCCAACTCTACGATTTTTGCGAATCTCGTGAATATGAGATTGTGCTTGATGAGTCTTTGAGTCATACAAATAATGATAACTTTTTGGAAAAAGATTGTCAAGATTTCTTAACATCTTTGAAGCTATCAGTATCACCAAGAGATTATCAATTACAAGCCATATTGCAAGCAATAAAAAAAGAGCGTACACTTCTTTTGTCTCCCACTGGTTCTGGTAAAAGTTTAATAATATATGCACTAACTAGATTTCATAACAAAAAAACTCTAATAATAGTTCCAACTGTTTCTCTAGTCCATCAAATGTTATCAGATTTTAGAGAGTATTCTGCTAAAGATTCTAATATTGATGTTGATAGTGTATATCATTGTATATATCAAGGTCAAGAAAAAAATACAAATAAAAAATTTATTATTTCAACTTGGCAAAGCATATTTAAGTTGCCAAAAAGTTGGTTTGAACAATTTGAAGTAGTTATAGGAGATGAAGTACACACATTTAAAGCTAAGTCTCTAATAAGTATAATGGAAAAGCTAACAAACGCAAGATATAGAATAGGAACTACAGGTACGCTTGATGAATCGCAGACTAACAAGCTAACTTTAGAGGGTCTTTTTGGAAAAACATTTTCTGTGACAACAACTAAAGATCTCATGGATAATAAGCATTTAGCAAAATTAACTATTGATTGTGTTATACTAAAATACGATGAAGAGACAGCTAAGGCGACTAAAGGAATCAGATACCATGATGAAATAAAATACTTAGTGCAAAATGAAAAGAGAAATATATTCATAAGAAACTTGGCAATATCAACAAAAGCAAACTGCTTAGTTCTTTTTCAGTTAGTCGAGCTTCATGGAAAAGTATTGTACAATCTAATCAAAGATAAGTTGCAGTCTACTAATCCAGATAGAAAAGTTTTTTTCGTGTCGGGAGAAACAGACTCTATCATAAGAGAGAATGTTCGTCAAATAGTTGAGAAAGAAAAAGATGCTATAATAGTTGCATCTAGTGGAGTATTTTCAACGGGAATCAATATAAGAAATTTGGAAAACATTATCTTTGCATCACCCACAAAATCTAGAATAAAAACGCTACAATCTATAGGAAGAACACTTCGCATAGGAGACTTATCAGATAAAGCTAAACTGTATGACATAGTGGATGATCTATCTTATAAGAAGCATAGAAATTTTGCAGTAAAGCATTTTCTAGAAAGAATTAAGATGTATGATGACCAAAAATTTGAATATAAAATACATAAAGTAAATATGAAGAAGTGAGTATAAAATATGGAACATGAAGGTAAACTAAGAATCGTTAAGCTATTGACTAATGAAGAAATTCTCGGAATAGTGTTTGATGGAAAAAATTACATCAATGAGAATAATACGATTTCTTCTGAAGATATGATTTTCATTAGAGAGCCTATGATGTTGAAGTCTGTATATCAAGATCTTGATGCATCATATTCATTTTTAGTTAGTCCATGGATCCCAGCTTCCGATTCTGCATTTTTTCCAATAGCTAAGAGAAACATACTTACGATAGTAGATGCCGCAAACGATATTGCCGAACAATATTACAATATGGTACTACTTAATAATGTTGATGGTGACATTCAATAAAAAGTGCTTTTTTTCGTTAATGATTTCAAGTATCTACAACGACAAAATTCAAAAAAATGGTGCTTTTAGTACAACTGTATGCGTTTGGTGCATTTAAATGCTTTATTTTTTTAAGTTCAATAAAATCAATATATTATAGATTTCGTTAAAGGCAAACTTTCGTTCAACATCTAAAACAATGTTTTAAAAAAACATTACTAAAAATATCAATACTTTGTTATCTAAGTTGAAATTATTTTCTACTTGCACTCTGGTTTTGAATTTTTTTTGTATACATAGGCTATGTACCACATTGAATCAAATATTATCTTTAATACTTATTATTGATCTCTACTAGAACTATACTATATATATCATTAGTATTGGTTATCAATTTCACATATTCATTTACTATGTGACAAACATAAAAAAATCTGTTACAAATTCTTTACACGATTGCTTTTATCTGATAGTGTTTAGTATACTATAAAGTTATCCCCTCAAATAAGATTTATGTTGTGAGAATTTCAAATGACAAAAAAGAAAAGTGAAAACTATGTAGACAATAAGAAACTCTTAGAGTCTATGAAAGAACATATTGAGTTATTCAATCAAAATGAAGAAGCGCCTAGAGTTTCTGAATACATAGGCGAGTGCATACAGAAAATATCTATAGGCTTAGCTAACAGACCAAACTTCATTAATTATCCTTTCAAAGAAGAAATGATAGCAGATGGAATAGAAAACTCTCTAAAGTATATAAACAATTTTGATCCAGAGAAAAGCTCTAATCCATTTGGATACTTTACTCAGATAATATACTATGCTTTTGTTAGAAGAATACAGAGAGAAAAACGGCATCTATATACTAAGTATAAACTTATCAATCAAAAAATAACTCATGAATATGCAGAAGTTGAAAATCTAAATGTGACAAAATATGGTTCTGATTATTCAGATGCAAATATGCATGAATTTATAACTAAGTTTGAAAGCACACAAGAAGACAGAAAGAGAAAAGTTAAGACATACTCAAAGAAGAAAAGTAGATGTTTTGATGACATTTTTGTCGGAGAAGATGATGAAGAATAAAACAATAAAGTGAACTTATGAAAATTGCCATAATAACAGATACTCACTGTGGCTCAGGAAATGATAATAAGCATTTGAATGAATACTTCTTGCAGTTTTATGAGAATGTGTTTTTTCCATATCTAGTTGATAGTGGAATAAAAACTGTTGTGCATCTAGGGGATGTATTTGATAGAAGAAAATACATAAACTTTAATACGCTTAATTTATGGAGAAGCAGGGTATTTGATAAGTTGAATTCAATTTGTGATAGAGTTGATATTCTTATCGGCAATCATGATACTTACTACAAACATACAAACAGTGTTAATAGTGTTATTGAGCTTTTGTCTATATATGACAATTTTAACTTTTATGAAAATTCAAAAGAAGTTTTTTTAGACAATGTTAAGACTCTTTATGTTCCCTGGATATGTTCTGATAATAGCGAACATTCTCTGAATATGATAAACGATAGTGATGCTAAATTGTGTATGGGTCACTTAGAGCTTGCTGGTTTTGAATTGTATGCAGGAAGAATTTCAGAATCTGGAATGAGTTCAAAACTATTTGATAAGTTTTTCATGACTCTATCTGGACACTATCATCAAAAAAGTTCAAAGAGTGATATTCATTATCTTGGTGCGCCTTATCCAATGATGTGGGGCGATTATAATTGCAGACGAGGATTTCATGTTTTGGATACAGAAACTCTCGATCTTACATTTATAAGAAATGAAAATGAAATGTTTCGCAAGCTAGAATATAATGATTCTAACGGAATTGACATAGAACAAATAATATCATCTGATTATTCCAGTTTATCTAACAAATTTGTTAAGATTATAGTTAAGAGTAAGTTGGACCCTTACGCATTTGATAAATTTTTCGAGTGTGTTCAATTAGCCAATCCTGCTGACTTGTCTGTGGTTGAAGCTATTTTTGATACTGATTCTGTTGAGTCTGTAGATGTTGATGAAACTAAAGATACTCTAACTATACTTAATGATTTTGTTGACATAATAAATGTTTCTAAAGAAGATGCTAATGGAAATGATTTGAAAAGTGAAAAGCTGAAAAGTGATGTTAAGAATAAAATTAGAGAAGTGTATTTTGATGCGCTTAGTTCTAATGAACATATTCAGAGTAATTCATAATGATTATATTCAAAAAGATTAGATGGAAAAATTTACTCTCTACTGGGAACAATTTTGTAGAAATAAATTTAAATGATGCTAGAAGCACGATTCTAATTGGAAAGTCTGGTAGTGGAAAAAGCACACTTCTTGATGCAATATCTTTTGCTTTATTCAACAAGCCGTTTAGAAACATAAACAAGAATCAGTTAGTAAATTCTATAAATCAAAAAGACTGTCTAGTTGAGATTGAGTTTACTATAGGGACAAAAAATTATCTAGTTCGCCGAGGAATAAAGCCATCAGTCTTTGAGATATATCAAGATGACAAACTAGTTGGCCAAGATTCACACAATAAAGACTATCAGCAGTTTTTAGAAAAGAGCGTTCTAAATTTTAACTTCAAGGCGTTTACTCAAATAGTAGTTCTTGGTGCAAGCAATTTCACTCCTTTCATGCAGTTGAAACCAGCGGACAGAAGAATCATAATAGAAAGTCTTCTTGATATAGAGATATTTTCTGTTATGAATTCTATAATAAAAAAGAAGCTATCTGAATTGAAAAGTGAATTGCTTGACATTGAAAACTCTATCATTATAGAGGCTGAAAAGAAAGACCTTCAAGAGCAGTATATAAAAGATGCTTCTGAAGATAGACAAAAAAAGATAACTGATAATCTCGCTATAATTAAAGATAATGAAAAGCAAATACTTCTTATAGAATCATCTATTGCAGAACTTAAAGGTGAGATTCAAACACTAAACGATAGCATTAGTTTCAAGTCTGAAGTTGAATCTAACATAAACAAAATTTCTAACATTGAACAGAAGTTAAAACAAAACATTTCTAATTTGAAAAAGAAAATGTCATTCTACAATGACAATAGTGCATGTCCAACTTGCAATCAAAAAATAGATGAAGATTTCAAAAGCGCAGAACTAAATGCATCAAGCAGTAAAATTGATGAATATAATCTAGCACTAGAAGACATAAAGAAAAGCCTAATAAAATTTAATTCCAGACTTAGTGATGCCGAAAGCATTGAATCTGAGATTAGAGATAAAGACTCTGATGTATCC